TTGAAATGTTGAATAGATTACAACAAGATAAATATAATATAATTACAAATATGAGTGAAGCTAAAAACTTATTAGACAAATTAAAATCAATGTTTCAAGAGGAAACTATTGAGGAAAAAGTAACCATGCAAGAAGCTAAGTTAGCTGATGGAATTACTATCATAAAATGGGATGGCGAATTAAAAGAGGGAACTTTGGTTTCAGTCGTTTCAGAAGAAGGAGAAATCCCTGCACCAACAGGTGACCATGAGTTGCAAGATGGACGTAAGATAACTATCGAAGAAGGCGGAGTTGTATCATCAATTGAAATGCCAAAAGAAGAAAAGGAAGAAGAAAAGGAAGCGGGCGAAGTTGAGATAAACATGAGCGAGCAGGAGATAATGGCTATCAAAGAAATGTGTAAGTCTTATGAGTCAAGAATCAAGGCACTTGAGGATAAAATGAAGGTTGACAGCGAAATGATTTCTGAGCAAACCGAAACAATTGGCAAGCAAAAAGAAGCTATGTCATTGATGTTTCAAATCGTTGAGAAATTAGCAGATGAACCAAGTGCAGAAGTAAGCAAAACAGAATCATTCAACGTAAAATTATCTGAGCAAAAGCAAAACGAATTAGATAATCTAAGTAGAGTAGTAGAATTTTTAAACAAAAAATAAAATATTATGTCATTTAATGTAACGGCTTTGGCAGCCTACACAAAAGCCAACGAAAGAGAACTATTGACTAAGTCATTATTCTCAGCTAAATCAATCAGTTTAGCTACTAAAATGCCGGGCGTTAAATCGTCACAGCAAGTTAACGTAATGGATACCGATGCGGTATTCCAAGCAGGTACTTCTTGCGGATTCAGTGCATCAGGAACAACAACATTTTCAAACAGAACATTAACTGTTGCACCTATCAGAGTACATGAGGCTTTATGTCCAAAAGACTTAGAAACAAAGTACCTTCAATTAGTGATGGCTCCAGGTTCTAATCCTAAAACTATTCCTTTCGAAGAAAAGTACACCGATTTAAAAGCGGGTTTAATCGCAGAACAATTAGAGACTGCATTTTGGCAAGGTGATACAACTTCAGGAAATTCGAGTTTAGCTCGTTTCGATGGGTTGTTGAAAATCATTACAGCGGCTTCAGGTTCAGTTATCCAAGCGAATGCAAGTGGATTCACAACAGGCGCACCTTACAGCGCATCAGGTGGTATCACTACTTCGAATGTGATTGCAATTTTTCAAGGTGTTTACAGAGCGTTACCAGTTGCGATATTAGACAAACCTGATACGGTTGTTTTTTGCGGAATGGGTACTTTCAGAACTTACCAATTGGCATTAACCAATGCAAACCTATTCCATTACAATACCGATTCAAGTAACTCAAACTTTGAGATTACTATTCCAGGTACTAACATTAAAGTAATTGGTGTGAATGGATTGAATAACACTAACCGCATAATTGCAATGAGAAGTTCTAATATGTTCTTTGGTTGCGATGTGATTGGTGAAGAATCTAAGTTCGAGATGTTCTATGCACAGGAAGCTATGGAAGTTCGCTATGTAGCAGAATTCAAAGCAGGTGTGCAGATTGCATTTCCTAACGAGATTGTCAATTTTGTTTTAGCATAAATAACGGGGGTTAATAGCCCCCATTTAATTTTATAAAATTATGGCGTGTGCAGTAGTTTCAGGATATACATTAGATTGTAAGGACGCAGTAGGTGGCTTAAAGAACATCTACTTTGCGAATGGTTTAGTTTCAGCAGCTACAATCACAAGTTCAGTTTCAGGAGGTATAAGTTTAGTTTCAGGCGTGCAATTTTACAAGTATGAATTAATGCCACAGGCAGCCGATTCATTTACTGAGGAAATTACATCAGCACCTGCAAACGGAACTATATTCTATACTCAAACATTGGTAGCAAACTTTGCTAAAATGAGTCAAGCACAAAGAGCCAAGTGGCTTGTAATTGCTCAGGCAAGATTGTTAACTATCATTGAGAAGAAGGATGGAACTTTTTGGTTGTTAGGTCAAGTTAATGGAATGGAAGTTAGCGCAGGAAGTCATACTTCAGGTGCAGCAATGGGAGATTTTAACGGAGTTCAGTTAACTTTAACAGGAATGGAAGCATTACCTGCTCAAGCATTGGTAAGTTCATCAGCATTTACCACTGCATCATAAGCATTGATTGTGTGTTTTCATATATTTATTGGTGATTAAGCCCCTTAATTGGGGCTTTTTCTTTGCAACAAATCTACATTTCAATACTTTACAATATGATTAACTTAGAATTAGGATTGAACGTAGTAGCATTGACACTTAAAGAAGATACTCCAAGTGGTTATGCACTTAATTCGTATTTGTTTAAATTCTTTTCTCATGCAACAAATGACACTTTATATTTTTTAGGTTCAGTTGAAAACTCTGACAAGGAAAGATACAGCCAAGTTAACATAACAGTAGTTAATAATATTGCTCAGCAAGATTTAACTCAAGCGATTATCTACCTACCTAATACTGGCTTTTATGAATATACAATCTATGCACAAGAATCACCTGATATAACACCTGAACCGAGTGATGTATTATGTGAACAAGGTCGAGTACTATACGCATTTAATGAGGCAACTATAACAAGCTTCTCACCTGACATCGAAACAATAATTTATAATGGATAAATACACATTCTATACAAGCGAACCAATTAGCAGTTATAAAGTTCCAATCTTCGAAAAGGAACGTAATAAAGATTGGGTGAGATATGGAGAAGATAATGCATATCCTCAATATCTTTGCGACCTTTTTAATAAGTCTGCAAAGCACAATGCCATCTTAACAGCAAAACAAAAATATACTTTTGGACGTGGCTTAAAGATAGTTGATGGCAAAGAATCCGCTCAAGCTATTAAGGCTCAAGATATGCTATTGAATCCTAACAGATTTGAAACCTTAAATGATATTTTTGAAAAGGTAGCACTTGACAAAAGATTGTATGGTGGTTATGCTTTACAAGTAAATTGGAGTAAGGCAAGCGGAAAGATAGCAGAATTGTATCACATGGACTTTGCTAAGATTCGTTCGAATGTAGATAACACCGAGTTTTATTATTCTGAAAATTGGGAAGATTATAGACCTAAGTACGCAATATTCAAGGCGTTCAATCCTGAGAAAAAAGAAGGTTTGCAAATTCTTTATTATAGAGAATACAGACCGAACTTATCTACTTATCCTTTGCCTGATTATATTGGTGCAATTCCTTATATCGAATCTGATGTAGAGGTGGCAAATTTTCATAGGGCAAATCTTCAAAACAATTTCTTTTTCGGTGGAATCTTAAACTTTAACAATGGAACGCCCGAACCAGAAGAACAACAAGAACTTGTTAAGAGAATAAATCGCAGACATGGCAGTACTGATAATGCAGGAAGGTGGATTATTAACTTTTCAGATGGTCAAGATAAATCTCCGAATGTTATCCCGATTCAACCTGCAGACTTAGACAAACAATTCGATATACTTAATAAAACAATTCAGCAAGAGATATTCGTAGCACATAGAGTTACCTCACCTATCTTCATGGGGATAAGAGTCGAGGGTCAATTAGGTGGCAGGAATGAAATGATTGATGCTTTTAGATTATTTCAGCAAAATGAAATAAGACCTGACCAAGTACATTTTGAAAAGGTATTTAATTACTTAGCTAACTTTAATGGTGTTCCGAATGCTTATCGAGTTGAAGAATTAGAACCGTTCAATCCTGAATTTACAGAAGCTACTTTGTTAGAGATTGCAACTAAGGATGAACTAAGAGAAATGGCAGGATTGCCAGTTATTGAAGCTACTGAATCAGTTAAGAAATTAGAATCTTTACCGACTAAAATTCAAGATAAGATAATTGATACTTTATCAACTGAAGAATTGAGAGGTTATGTAGGATTGCCAATTCAGATGAAAATGGAGTTCGAAGATAATTGGAAAGATGAAATAAAAGTCTTTGCTGAATTTGGTGATAGTGTCGAGAATTATGATTTATTCGAAAGTCGTAGAGTAGAAGCATTTGAGGACTTAGACGAAGATGTAAG